TGAATTAAAAATACTCGTCTAGGTGTCATAATATACTCACAGGTAAATACTTATTTATGATGTTCTATCGTCAATCCCATGGAAGTGAACTCTTAACTGGTTTATTGCAGCACGAAGTTCGTTATGACGAGATGCTGTTATTGTTGTGTCGCTTGCTGTATTTGTTGGGGCACTTGTTACTGCATCAATATTATTTGTATTTTTATCTTCAAGATAATTGGTTCTATCGCCAGTGTTACCAAATGTGGCTAGTTGCCAAGCATCATCATACGTATGGACATGACCATTCATATTGTTTATTAGAGTTGCAATTCTATTTAAATCGTTCGCAAAAATAGTATTACCTGCAGAAACTGCGTCACGCAATGAAGCAATCTCTGCTGCTTGTGAGCCAGAGTTTGTCCAATTTAGTGCTTTTGCATTTCTTTCTGTTTGCGCCATTATTTCACCTCTATTACAGTGTCACACCACTCGGTGTTCCAGTTTGGTTTGATTCTAAAATATATTTTCTTTGCATTAATATTAGAATCAATTAGTGGTTTAATAATATAACTCAACAAAAACTCTAAAACTTCTTCTTTTGTTTCTAAATTGTCTACGATTTCTTTAATGTAAGCAACAGTTTCTTCATTGTGTTTTATACCAAAAAAACTGTTACATACTTCATCCCAATTTGGGTCTATTAAAACATCATTTTCTGTTAATAGATTTTGAGTGAACGGAACAAACACTTCATCGGTTTCTTCTGTTTCTAGTAAACCAATTATCTTTTGATTTTTAACTTTAGTGGTATTAAACGATAAATGTTGTAAATCGTCATGGTGTTTCACGAACTCTAAAAACACTTGTTCGTGGTTTGTTGTCATAGAATGACACACTCAACTAACTTAACTCCCACTTCCTCATTTGATTCTAATGCAATTGCAAAAGAATTGCTGGTATCTCCATAGATACCCTTACCATCTTGATTACAGATTAATGGTTGTCCCTTACGAATCGCACCAACAACTTTTACTGGAACACGACCACGTAGTGCGATTGCCTGTCCAGGTGATTCGTCGTTCATTAAGAATGCTGGGTTGGTGGAAATAACGCCAAGAACTCTTTGTCCACTCTCGAAACATGCAGTAGCTTCTGACTCGCCAGATAAAGCAACTGTTAAAACAGTTCCTGCTTCATATTCTTGATCAGTTGTATATCTTTCAGCCAAGTCAGCATAACGAGCTGAAGTAGCAGTACCAAAAATAGTACCAAACCGATTTCCTGTTTGTCCAATATCGCCAGTACCATTAGTTCCTGTTTTTGTAATTGAAGCAAGAGATACAAAAGATGATGCTGTAACAGAAATTAAACTAATTGCAGCAGAAGTAGAAATATCAATAACAGGATTTCCAGAAACACCATTACCATTAGTAATAGTAATTCCATTTGTTCCAGCAGTAAATGTTCGTTCAGTAACAGAACCGCTACCCAAACGAGTATAAAATCCTGTAGCAGCAGTAGCACCTGCAATAGCAGTTAATTCGTTGGAGAATGGCTGAACATCAGAACCGATTGCTAATCCTAAATTGGATCTCGCACCAGCAGCGTTTGATGCACCAGTACCACCATCGGCGATTGGCAAGTCAGTAATACCAGTGATAGACCCACCAGTGATATTGACATTACTTGCAGCTTGAGTAGCGATAGTACCAAGACCTAGATTTGTTCTGGCTGTAGATTCTGTTGTTCCACCTGTTCCACCATTGGAAATTGCCACAGTTCCAACCACATTAGTAGCATTACCAGTGACTGTTCCAGTTAAGTTACCTGTTATATTACCAGTAACATTACCAATTAAAGTTGTAGCAGTAATAGTTCCAGCAGCGAAGTCGCCATTTGAGTCGCGAACAACAACTGTACTAACAGTATTTCCTGTGGCTGACTGAAATCCGTCAATAGTATCGGCATCTAACCCAGAACCAGAACCATCAACTGTTTTAATTTTAGTTAGAACATCTGCAGCAGTGTATGTTGAGGCAGTTAATTTTGTTCCAACCTCTACATTTATATTATTGAAGTTGTCATCTACCTCTTGATTAGTAAGAGGACTACCTTTAACATTTCGAAGAACGATTTCAGCCATTATTCTTTACCTTTTATCAGCGTTGCGAGCATTTGTTTAATCTCAGCCATATCTTGTTTTAAATTATTTATCTGTTCAGCTTGTCGACTTATTTCATTTGTTTTAGACAAAGCGATTTGTTTATTTTTAATGTAATTCTGGTAATCAGAAGTGTTATTATTTAAAATTGCATTAGAAGACACATCCCTAACAAGAGATGTGTTTTGTTCAACTTTTAATAATTGTCCCATTATGAACAAGCAATTACTCGGAGATCCTTGACTTTAGGAATCTCAGAACTATTTGTTGAAGTCATAACTAATTTAACAGTAAATGCATCAAACGGAGTTATGTCGGTCAATGTAAAATCAACATCAGTAAACTCAGTATTACCATATTCAACCTTTGGAACTGAACTTAAATTATCAGGACTTATTTCTGCGTAGTTGATTGTATTGTATGCATTTTTGCTACCAACAGCAGAAGTTTTGTAGTAAACTTTTAAATTAGATTTAGTTGGAACATTAACAGCAAGTCTAACTTTTAATGTTGTTGCTGGAGTTGTCAATCCAATTTTCTTGGTTACATATTTACTTTGAGTAGAACTACCAAGTGGAGAAATCTCATCAATAAAGTGATTTCTTACTACCACAGTAATTGCTGGACTAGCACTAGCAGTAGCACCTGTGTTGAAAACTGTTACTGATGCAGTTGTTCCATTATCAACAACTTTGGTTACTCTAAATGTTCCATTATTTGAAGCATCTGCAGCACCACTGATAGTGATAAACTTACCAACTTGAATTGTTTGTAGCAATCCACGAGCAGTAGAATTAGTTGAAGAAATTACACAAGCATTTGTTGCTGTAGTAAATGCGATAGTTGTATTTGCAGTTAATAAAGTAATATCATCTAGACCAGATTGGTTTATTGTTGATTCGCTTGGTGAATTAATTGTATTGGAAATTGCAACTAAACTTAGTCGATGTGTATCAATTATTGGCGACAGCGAATCATTTTCAGTTGACATTTGACACAACACTGTAGCGGAAGGATTTCCACTTAATAAACTTGCCTGATTCTGTTCAGATGCAATCAATCTTGGAGTTGAGAAATAGTTAGTATCATTAGGAATAATTCCACTAAAATTTGCATCAATTGAATATGGAGATTCAGAACCATTTACCGATTTACCGCTGGTAGTTTTCATTGAAAACAGTGCAGTTGTATCGGAGAAATTCTGAGACTGAATAATCGGTTGAACTGCATTATACACAGCATTTTGATTAGCAGTAGCAGTTAAACCACCAGCATAACCTCTAGCTGTTGCATTATTTGTACAAGTAACAACATAGGAATCAGTATCAACAATAGAAGTTATTGTATGCGACTTGTATACTTCAGTAGATGGTACTCCGTTAATTGATTCAACAATTTTAAAAGCAACACCAGAACTAATTGTAATAGCAGCGTTAGAAACTAATGTTAGTGATGTGTTACTTGCTACAGAAGAAACGATACCAATATAAGCATTATCGCTGGCTCTACGTAAGACATCGCCTTTGCCAACAGTAGTAGTTCCAATATCAGTTTCAAACACAGTACTAGATCCAGTAACAGTCGCACTACCTGTTGTGCAAGTAATAGTTCCAGCTGATGCAGCTACACCATTTATCTTTGTTGTATCTGAATTAGAAATAGTTACAAGGGAACTTGCAGCAAATCCATGATTCCTGTGATATACTTTAACCTTTGGAGTTCCAATATTAGTCTCGAATGGATCTTTATCTAAAATTTGCGTTGGTAACACATCATTAATAAACTCAACAGCACCAACGACGCTAGTATCAAATTTAGCACGATAGATTGTAAATTTCAAATCTTGGTCTTGATTTGCAGTCCAAGTAGATCCGTTCTGAGATTTAAATAAAACACCAGCATATGGTTGTTCAGAAATAAATCTACTAGAGTTAGGAATTTGGTCACCAGTATTAGAGATCCAAACATTATACCCATTAGAATCGCTTGAGAGAACTAAACAATATTCTTGATTGTTTTGAACATACACAGGAGATGGGAATGTGAAGGTAGTCGGTGTGTCATAACTTCTGGCAGTTGTTCCATTAGGAAGATCTACTAAGTTAGTAGAAATATTAACATTTTCTGGTTTTAAAGAAACTTTAGAGAATGGTAAAACATACTTTCCTGGATATCCATTAATGACTTCACGAATCTCAAGATTTACTGGAATGTTCGCATCTTTAGTTGCAAAATAAACATCAACCTTAGTTAAAAATGCTCCACCCTCTTGTTGAACAAGGAATGTCTGAGCCAGTGGATCCCACCAACCTGTATCAGAAACAATTCGCTCAGAAGTTTGAGTAATCGTATCGTTCTGTGAAGTTGGTTCCGATGCTAGTACACCATTTCGTGTGGCAATAAATGTTGCCTGTTTAGTTTCTAAAATACCTTGAGCGTAGTAGTTACCCTTACCTCTTGAAGTATAATCAAAACTTGCTGCTGAAGTAGCATCGCTTAAAACAAATTCTCTTTGTCCAGTTCTAAAGCGAAGATTTTCGGTTTGTGGAATATTAAATATTAATTGCGCCTCGCCATTCGCATTAGTGATAACATCATCGCCAGCAACTGCAGTAGTTGATATAGTTCCAACTGTGGCAGAAACACCACTAACGCTACCAGTAATAGTTTCAGCAGCCTGGAATGTTCCAGAAATATTAACTACATAAATCGCTCTTCCAGTTACAACCCCAGAAGTATTAAATGTCTTATCACTTCCAACAACAATAGCAGTTGCACCAGAAGTTCCACCAGTAATAACATCACCACGATTTAAACATACTTGAGTATCGTTAGAAATACGACGAGCTGCAGCAACTGCGTTACCACCAACATTGGTAGTATGGTCAAAATTTACAGCACCAGTGTAGGTTATCTTTGTTGCTGGTGTGCAATAGTCAGATACATCAACATTATCAAAGAATGGTGTAAATTTAGTAGATGGTTTTAATCCTCTTGCCTGAATTAAAATATTTCTTGAACGAATGTAAGGAATAACAGCACTTGAAAGAACTTTGTCCTCAATTTGTCGTTTGTCAATTTTAGCAACAACTCTAGTGTTAATACCTGTTCTCGAACGATTGACTTGTTGAGCGAATGTTTCTACTGTAATCTGACGAGCATTACCCCAATCAGTAATACCGAATTTTTCTTGTAGTTGAACTTGGTCTAAGTAAACATCGCCTTGTCTTGATGCCCAGTTTCCACCAGTGGTATATTGAATACTACCTTGTCTAATCGGCTCACCAAGATATTGATTTTGCCAAGAATTCCATACTGTTCCAAGAACACCTGCTTTTTCAGCAAGAGTTGCAATAGCATTAAAATCGCCTTCTTCATTTTGAACAATATCAGGTCTACGATCGGTCTCAAACCATTCATCCGACGATGGATTAATGTCAACATTACCTAAGAAAGTAAAGATGGCAAACGGATTAATATTTTCTGTTCTTGAAGCGTATGTCTGTTCAACTAATTTTGGTTGATCAATTACAGGTAAAGTGATTACATCGCCATACAACTTATAATTTGCAGAATTTCTTCCAGCAGTAGTTGTTTCTTTTTCAATTAAATTAATGTTTTTCATTGAATAGAATGGACGAAGTTCATTATTTTCCATGTCAATAGCGCAAAAATAATCAGAAGAACTTACATCCGCATTGTGATGTCCCGAAAAATTATCTACAATAAATCCATTTTTAAAACGATTTAATCCAGTAGTTGGATCAATAATTTCTAAAGACTGAGTCTCTTGTTCTAACAATGTTAAAGATGTATAATACTCGAGATTATCAATACGCTTCTCAAGTTTACCAATATCGCGCATTGTGTAACGCTTGTTATCGTGTTTGGTAACAATAACACTTGTAGATTTAGTTCCGAATGTATATGGCTCTAATTGAATTGTATAAAGAACCATACCTAAAGATGGATCTTCGGGTAATCCTGGATTTAAAGAAGGAACACCAGCGATACTGAAGAAGTTACCATTGAAATCTAATGCAAGTTTATCAGTTCTTGCCAAATAATATTGGAAGTCTGATTGAATATCTATACCACGCTTTGGAACCAATGATGTTGATGCACCTCCACCAGTGTACGCTAAACCAGTAGTGTCAACTCTTGGTCTAAAGTCTATAGAATCGCGCAACTGCGTTGGTCCAAATGTAGGAATTTTCTTATAGTCAATATCACTATAAGAATTTACTGTAAAATAATCTCCAGTACCATGAGCAAAATATTCAAATTCTACTCTAACTGGGGCATTTGGTGCAGTAAATGAAGGTTTTAAAACTAACTTAGCCAATCCATAAAATGTTGGAGTTTGTCCGTCATCAAAGTTATAGTGGTCACTAATATCAGTAGTATAATCTGATGATGTTGGAGATGAACCAAAAGCAAATCCAGTGGCTTTCTTAATACTAATAATTCTGTATCCATCAGCAACACCCAATGATAGAACAGAATTAGTTGCTAATGCTTGTGTTGTAAATGTAACAGAAGTATTTGTTAGCGTTTTAGTTTTTTCAGTTGTAGACGCTAAAGTTTTTGTAACTGTCCCTACAATAATAAACCCTCTTGAAGCATAGGTATCTGGTAAAGTAAATGTAACAGAAGATCCCGATGTGGCGATATTTGTTGGGTCAATAGCAACAGTCAATCCAGTTGTATTATCAATTAAATGATAATTGTCAGTTTCTGCGCCAGAAGCCATCGTTCCGGAACCAGTTGAAGCTGTTAGTGTGCAGAAACCACCAGATCCTGAAGATGCAGTCTCGGAGAATCTTTCATAAACTGTATATGTTGTTTGATTTGTATTATCTGCAGCACGAGCAGATTTGATAGCATAGTATGGGAATGGGAAAATTAAAGTTTCATTGTTTGGTTCTTTAATCTCAGTAGTAACTCTATCAATAGTAACACCAGTTACCGTTGCATTAGCATCGATAGTTAAAGAAATCTGAGAAGCGATTGCTGTTACTCTACGATAAGTTCCACCGAGAGAAATATAATCTCCAACTGCTAAATCAGTTAAGAATGATGTTCCTGTTCCAGTAACTGTTGTGCTTGTTGCTGCGGATGCTGAACCAATTAATCTAGTTGCAACTGGAAGGATGTCAGCTGAGAAACTTGTAGCGGTAGATCCACCTGAGAAAAATATAGATTTTACATTTTGTGTAAAGTCATATCCAGAAATCATCTGAATATCAAATAATCCAAGTTTATATTGAGCAGCAGTAGTACCAATAGTTCCGTTATGCCATTCAATAAAACGAACACGAGCTGTTCCAACTAATGTTCCAACTCCTGTTCCAGGAACTGCAGATGCTAGACCTGTTGTTGTAAATCTATTATATAAACTTACTGTAGCAAAAGTGTGAATAGGTGGAGCACTGTTAATTGAATTAACTAAAACATAGTTACCAACAGTTTGTGGGATAATTGCATTGTCTACCTGAACCGTATGTGAAGCATCACGAGCTTTGTCGATATACACATAAGAAGTTGAAATTTTTTCAATTTCGTAACCTTGAACATACGCTTTTCCTGGATCAAGTACAATGGCTAATTGGTTATCTGAACCAGCCAAACTTACACCACGATTATAATTTGGAGTTTCAGTATACTCCCAATTTACACCAGTAGAACCAGCACCATCAAAGGCAGATCCAGAAGTATGTGTTGGCGCAACGCTGTTTGATGATGTTGCAGTATTTTTAGCAGTATAGTAATTATTTCCATACTTAACAATATCACCAATTAAATATGAAGCAGCAGTGGTTGTCCATGTTCCACGATCATTATTTCTTGCTTCGCGGACATCAATGGTAAATGGGCGAACATCATAGTTGCCAGATTCATCATAAGTGCGACGAGCAAATGTTTTTTCTAATTCACTATACTCAGTTCTATTGACAAGTCTTTCAATTACTCCAGAACCAACACGAAGCAATTCAACAAAATCCTCATCGTCTTCATCATCTAATGCTTTCTTCGCTAAAATTAAATCTATATGATATCGATGCGCACCAGGAGCAGCGAAGTTATATGATGTTTGGGCATTGTCCAAAAGAGTTTCATCATCCTCTGGAACAATAACACTTTCAATAATATTTAAACCAATACGATACGATGGAGTTGGAGAATATTTGCTAAGTGTTATAATTTGCGATCCACCAGTAACAGGATCTGCGCAAAGAACGAAGTGACCATTTACGTAATATATCCCTCGCTCAATTGTTGCGGTAGAACCAAGTCCAGTCGCAGCAGGTGTGCCTGGAGTTACATTTGGGATTGCTTGAACTGAATCTGTGCCATCATCAAAGTTGATAACTTCAGCATCGGCAAAAACTTTTGTTATATTATTAGTTCCAGAAGAAAGATAACGAACATATAATGTTGTTGGATCAGTAGTAGTTGAACTTGCAACATTAATAATTTGTGCTTTTAGACCAGAAGCACCAGTAATAAACTTTCCAGTTGTGCTTTGAATAAAAGATTCTGTTACAACACCATCGTAAGAAGAAGCCAATTTGACATAATGTACTTTAGTGTCAATAGAAACCTGACCAGGAACAACCATAGCACCTTGTTTAAAGATGTGATTCGCCTGATTAGTAACTTGACTCTGAAGAATTGTTTGTAACTGAGTTAATTCTCTTGCTTGAACTGCGAATGATGGACGAAACAGGATACGATAAAACTTATTATCCTCATCGAAATCGTCATTATATGGCTCGGTATTAAAATTTAGCATATTTAATTTCTTCTTTTAATGGTTCTAACTATTTAGTTTAGAATCTGATAACAGTTCTGATAGTTACAGTTTCTTCAGCCGATGGAGTAAATCCAGCTTTATTATCAATAAACAATAGATCTCCAGAGTATTTATCAACTGTTGGAGCATTTACTGCTGCAACGCTGAAGAATTGACTGTTTTCATTAGTCATAATGTCAGCTGTAACTGGCACGGCATTATCTAACGACTGGATTAATGCTCCTGTTGTTGTAACAGAAACAATTCTAAATCTTCTTTGAAAAACTACTCCACCAACTGTCCTCGGTGTAGTTAATAACATATCTTTTGTAAAATTTGTAGTATTAATATTTCCCTCAATAACATAGCAGGCGGAACCAAGATTTGCTGTAAATCTTTCATCTTCTCCAAACGACTTAGGGTTTTTAATTAATCCAACCTGACGATAATCATTATTTACATCAAATCCTTGATTTTTATCTTTTGAAACATTTGAATAGAACATTAATGTTCTGGCAAAAAACTCAGCAAATGCATCTTTGCCGTGGCCACCATACGGAGATATAATTGCTCTTGCTTTGGCAGCTTGGCCATTTCCAGTAATTACAACATCAGCATATGTATAATCAGATCCTTGGTTGGTCATGGTAATTTTAGTAATTTTACCACCAGAAAGTGTAGCTACAGCTGTAGCACCAGTTCCATCACCATTAATAGTAATTGTAGCGACACCATAATTGTATCCCCCACTAATTAATTGTATATTATTGATTGTTCCAGATACAGTTAATAATTCGTTATTTGCTTGTAATGTGTTAATGTTACCAACAGAAATATCTGGACTTACTTCAGCATCAGTACCATCTCCCGCAACTATTATACTGGCAGCACTATAACCAACTCCAGCATCATCAATCTGGACAGAAGTTATTTGACCATTTAAATCAACAAGAGGAATTAATTTTGCTTCAGATTTAATTGATGCGAAAGAACCAGAGAATCCTGTTCCAGTTGCAGTGTTAATTGTAATTAATGGATTAGAATCATATCCAGCACCGTATCTTAACACAGCAGTTCCTGTAGCTGGAGATCCAACATAAGTAAATCCAGCAGTTCCATTTGTATATTCAGTTCCAAGAACAGATCCAGTTGGACCAGCAGAAGAATGCGTAGTTCCTGCTGTTGTTACTGTATATAATCTGTTTGAAACATAATATTGTTGACCTAGAGTTACTGCTGTTGATGCAGTCCACCCTGATCCAATATGTACAGTCGGGGCTTCACTGTAATTTGAACCAGAATTAGTAATTATAATTCGTTTAACACTGCCAGTTGGTGATAAATCTGTTGTGGCAGTTGCGTAATCTGAACTGTTATAAATTCTATGACTTGATCCTGCTGCACCCGAAGAAAGATTTATTGCAGTACCAGCAATAGCGTCGGCATTTGATAATGCCAATTTAATAGTTGTTGATGATGCTTTAATGGCATAGTATGTTGTATTATTAACTAAACCGCCAATCGCAGTTCCACCGCTTCCAGCAGTATAAACTACAGCATCTCCACTAGAATACCAATGAGAACCAAGAGTTATTGTGTCAGTTGATGTATTAACGGCAGTGGAAGGATCGAATGTTATTCCTGAATAACTAAATGTAACTACAGGATTCGTTGTGTATCCGCTTCCAAATGAAGTTAAATTAACTTGACGAACGCCACCAAGTAAATTAACTGCAGAAATTCCTGAAGCTGCATATGTCAACCCAGTTGGTGTACCAGCGGTAGTAACAATAGGAAGATCAGAAGTAGTAGTTAATGTAAACCCAGTAACGCTTGGTGTAGTGCCAGTAATAGCAGAAATTTTATATGTGTTTCCTGTTGTATACCCAGTGATTGAACCAGTTCCACCAAAAGTTCCAGTAATTTTAATTCTGTCTCCAACAGCCAATGATGCAGCCGAGCAAGTAAACTGTCCAGCAGTTCCAGAAATAGCAACTCCAGAAATAGTAGTAGAATTAAAAGAAGGATATGCTGTTGCTGTTGTTCCCAAATATTTTAGTGCTGTCGTTCCATTAGCAACTATTCCAGACCTATGTGTTGGGCTTGCGCCACCAGTTGTTCCTGCTCTAGTTACCTCGTAAATATTTCCAGCATATTTAATTTTATTACCAAGATATATGGAACTTGATGCAGCCCAAGTTCCAATAGTTTCATATGGATCTGCAATAGTAATTGAGTCACCATCAGCGTATGATAGTCCACGATTTGTAATATTTACTGCTGTTAAATAAACAGGATCGGATTCTATGTATCCATCGCCAGAAACTGTTAATGTTGCTCCAGTATACCCTGTTCCTATATTATCAATAATAACATTTTCAATACCACCAGCCGAATAAAACTGCTGAGTTAATGCAGTAAGAACTGGTATTTGATCATCAGTCAAAAACTTGGTTCTAAGTGCAATTGGCACATTATACATGTATTTCCAAACATAACCATCGGCCAATGAAATTGGTAAAACTTGAGTTCCGATTGGTTTATTTACAGATGGCGCATTATTGTTATTATCTAAGCATTTATACACATTAAATTCATCAGTCATAACATAAAACTGAGCGTCTTCAAGTTTTTGCACAGTAGAAACTGCTTTAGCAATTGTTGATGTAAGAACTGCTCCAGAACCAAGTCCACCGCCAGAAAGAGTTACAGTTGGAGGATTTGTGTATCCAGAACCTTTATTGGTCATTGTCGCATCAATAATCTCACCATTATATAAAGTTACTGTTGCGGTAGCTTGAGTTCCTGTTATTAAGTTTGGGGGACCGATAGTTACTGTTGGAACAGCAGTGTATCCACCGCCACCATTACTAATATCTAAACCTTGGACTTCTGTTGAATATTTGTCATCGTAAATATCATAAACTGTGGTAGATACCCAGTCAATTCTAGGAATAACGAATCCAACATCCGATGGTTTAATTTGCTTCAGTGTAATAATTTCATTTCTTGTATCCTTTTCATATTGAAAAGAATCAATGGGATAAGGTGGCGAAGTTTCATCTGCCCACGATAAAGTTTTACCAAGAAAATAGTAGTACTTTGAGGTGCGTGAGACGACCTCTTTATACAATCCCTCAGCAATAGATTTATGTAAAAGTGTTTTTAAGAGTGAAGAAGTCGCCATGTTTTATCCGAAATTAACTTACTGTTACAACCCAAGTAATAGCAATTGAGTCGCCAGCTGCTTTGTTTACTACTGGGAATACAGTACGACAGAGTAATGTACCACCAGAAGATGCGTTTAAAATACCAGCTTCAGTAACAGCACCTGTTCCAGTTGCAGCTGGGAAAGTTGCAGTATAAGTTATAGTATTTGTTGAAACTACAGCGTTGGTTAGTGATACTCGACCACCTTCAGTTCCAAGAGTTGTATCACCAACTGCTGCAGCAGTGGTTCCAGTACCAATAGCCATGTGAGTCATAGAGACTGGAGAGTTTGTTGTTGCTGCGATTTTAGCAGCAATATGTCCTTTACCAGCTGTTGTTACCAAGTTTGGAACTTCGAATTCCTGAACTAGATCACCAGCTGCATTAGTGTGGACTACTTTTACTAGTCCTGTTGGTTTTAAATTTTCTTGCATATTCATTTTAATGAATCTCCTATTAGGGTTTAATTAACTATTATTCAACATCAAATGTTGCATCAATAGTGTTATCGTAAATAATGGGGGTAACAGCAAAATAGCCACCCTCACTATATGGGTTTTTCGCTACATATCCTTCTGTGGTCAAAGTTCCGATATTAAGATCCTCAAGATATTTAGTCGTAGTTTTCACAGGGCTGTCTGTAGCACTTGAAGAATCAGTAAGAGCTTTACTAAACTCTTGCGTTAGTACATCTGATGGGGTGCTTAAATTTGACGCTAATGTTTTGCCAGTTAAATGAACCCAATCTGTGTCAGTTGGAGTGTCTAGCGTCGATACAAGCGATTTACCGAATAATCGGGTCATCGCATCAGTCGGTTCAACAGAATCAGTTAATGCTTTATTGATAATTTGAGTAAGAGTTTCTAATATAATTGATTCTTCAGATAGTACTTTTGAAACATTTAATACTGCTGTTAAGTGAGAAATTGCAACTGCATCAGATCTTTGAAGTGCTAAACTCTTAACTAATGATTCAAGTTCAACTGATATATCAAAATTATTTTGGACTTCAAATTCTCCAAACAGAGCTGTTCCTGCTGGATGGACCATAGTTTTTACAGCAGTTTTATAAGAGTCTAGTCGTTCGTCAAGTTTTAACACATACGAAAATGCTTGATAGTAACGACTATCTTGAATAAAGATTGCATCGGATAAGAATCCATCATTTGTAGAATAGTATCCTGGATATTTTGCCAAAGATCCTAGCGAAACTTTAAGAATAGCATCCTGTGAAGAAGAAATAACAACACCTTGAGATGCTTGGGTTGTAAATTCTCGAATAACTGAACCAGCATATGCTCCATCCCACGGAGGAGAAACTACTCCACTAATAATATCATACGCATAATCGACAATGTTAATATAACCTTGTTCATCAAATCCACGACTAAGTTCTTGTATTGCAATATTTCCTTCAATACTAGAAGCACTGGCTGTTGCTGGAGTTCCAGCATAAGTTAATGTTGCTGTTCCATTACTTGCAGCACCTGATGTATGAGTTGGCGCAGTTCCGCTTGTTGTTCCAGCAGTTGTTACCGTATATAATCTATTACTAGTAAATAATTGTGTTCCGAGAGTTACTGCAGTTGTTGAAGTCCACTGTGTTCCAATGGTTATGGTTGGGTCATCAGTATACCCAGAACCAGAATTAACCATTGTATATGACTTAACAGTTCCAGAAGAAAGTGTGCAAGTAGCAGTAGCTGTTGTTCCAGACAGTGGTGCTTGAATTGTTATGGTTGGTGCGGTAGTATATCCAGAACCAGCAGTCAATGGAGTAATAGCAACTTTTCCAGAACCAGAAGTTATGAGTGTGTTAGTTAAAAGTGCTTCATTTGTACTTGTGTAGTAATCGTTTGTCGCATTAATACTGAGAGAAAAGTCGGTAGCATAACCAATACCAAATTTAATAAACTCTGCTGATAAAATTTCTCCATCAGCACCGACACGAGTAATTTTAACGATAGATCTAACACCAGCACCAGTTTTTAATTCAAACAGTTGTCCAGGTGTAAATCCCTCACCAGCTTGTATAATTTGTAAATTAGATGTGGTTGATACAATTTTTCCAACAAAAATTTCTTTAAAACGAATTTCGTCGCCGACTTCAATTTCTCCAAAATATTTTCTATCGATAAAAAACTCAAATGTATTGGCAGATAATTGAACTACTCGAGCAATTTCAACCTCAACATACTGTCTTCTGTCAATTAATAATTTAAATGTTCTATTTGGTTTGATAACATCAACCAGTTTTCCATCAATATCTGCTGGATCTCCAAGTGTCACATTTACGAAAATTGAAATATCTTGTTGCCAGCGTCCATCTGATGCTCTAAGCATCTGGCGTCCTGGATAATTTACTGTAACATTTTTATTGAACAGTAATCTGAATAATAATTTAAAAGATCCTTCAGAACCTTTGGCTAAGTATTGATCTTTAATATGCTGAAGTAAAAATCTCTCATCAACTGTAATTTCTGATGGTAGATTGATAGCCAGTTCTCGTTTAAAGTACTGAATAAAACTGTCAATAGTTGTATCTAAATCTCTTAAAGATTTTAAATCTACACCTTGGTTATCCAAATATTCATAGTACGCTTCAACGAAAGCAATGAATGTTGGATAGTCAGCCCTAACAAAGTCAGGTAACTGATTCGGTATTAGGGAAGAAGTATTGATTCGCATTATGGTCTAATTGGAGTAAATGTGTAGTTAAATCCAGCAGCAAGGTCTCCAGCTGCAGCTCTATCTTGAATTACATTTACTGTTAGGTGATCGCGAGCAACTTCAGCAACTTGGTGTAATGCTGAAACAACATCATTTGCTTGTGGTTTCATTGATATTTCAAAATCAATATCAGCTAAGTCAGTTATGTTTAGATTATTAATTTCCAGATATCCCCTGTCGTAGTCAACAGAACCAATTGATGGATTAATAATATTTTTCTGGAAATTTGTATCTAGTGTATACAATCTTTATAATCCCTGTCCATCATCATCAATGTAATGAATTATCTCGCTATCTTTAATATAGAATCCAGTTGAATAGATAGCACCTTCGGCAATACCTGAGTTGTATAATGGATTAATAACATTAAGAATATACTGAGCAGAAACATTGTATTTAACAACTAATTTTCTACGAAGTAAAACTGTCATTGTTGTGCTAACAATTGATGGATCTGACGAATCAATCAAACGGCTCAGTTTAGACTGTCTAAACACACCATCAAACTTTTTAAGGTCTGTGTCATCGTAGTCAAAAACTGTATTAGTAATAATAGTTTTTAATTCGCTCTCAGTTTTGGTAGATTCCATCGGATTGTAATAAGATGTAATATTGAGAGAAATTTCAATATATTCTGGATCAATTATTTCTGGTGTAACGGAAACCATATTTTTACTTTGTAATACAGTATTTAAAATATAGT